TCAAATCCGGTCATGGAAAGGTCGAATCCAAGCTCCTGCAATTCCTGCATTTCAACGGACAGCAGTTCTTCGTCCCAGCCGGCATCTAACGCCATCCGGTTGTCAGCAAGAATGTACGCTTTCTTCTGTGCTTCCGTCAGATGGTCGGCATACACACAGGGTACTTCTGCAATACCTTCTTCCTTTGCCGCCATAATGCGTCCATGTCCAGCCAGCACATTGTATTCCCGGTCGATAATGACCGGATTCACAAATCCAAACTCACGCAGGGAAGAACGAAGTTTCAGGATCTGTTCCTTGTTGTGCGTTCTGGCGTTATTGGCATAGGGTACTAACTTGTTGATATCAACAAGCTGAAATTCTGTGGTTGTGGTCATGCTCCATTCCTCCGCTTCAAAACTTTCTGTAAGCCTTTTCTGGCATCCAGTACTTTTCCGCTGACCGCCAGGTCTCGGCTGTCGCCTCGGTCGGTGCTTCTCGCTTTGCGAGAGGTTGCCACTGGCAACCCGCACCCTTTTATTGTGCGGTATTGCTGTTTTGTCATCTTCTGGCGATTGGCTTTCAGATCTCGCCAGAACTGAGTATCTGCTTTCATGTATTTCTCACTTTCTGCTGCTCAGAAGCTGTTCCATCAAATCATCCTGTGGTGTACCGTCAAATTTGGTCGTGCAGTTC